GAGAACGTACCCAAAAAATATTTAAAAGGGTCAAAAAATAAATCTAAAAGAGAAAGAGAAATACTCAATACCATTGAGCTTTACAAAGCTGGTAAATTAACAGCAAAACAAATGAATCAAATATCTAAAGAAAGATCTAAAGATGTCAAGTAAGCAAGCAGTTATAGACAAGTATCACAAATCAAGCGGTATATCTAAAGCTACTCTTGAAAAAGTTTACAAAAGAGGCTTGGGCGCTTATTATTCAAGTGGTTCAAGACCAGGCGTAGGAGCGCATCAATGGGCCGCAGGACGTGTTCGATCTTTTGCCACAGGTCAGGGCGGTGCTAGAAAAGCCGACGCAGATTTACTTAGACCAAAACAATCAAAACGAGGTAAAAAATGAAAATGAAAAAGAAGCCAGCTAAAAAGCCAACTATGAAAAAGAAAAAACCTAAAGCTAGAAAGTACAGCTACTAATATGCCTTTTACTAAATACACACCAGGGCAAAAAAGAATCGCTAGAGTTGCTAAACCTAGAAATAAGATAACTGCTGAAGATTTTAAAAAACTTAGAGAATCTAAAAAGAAAAAAAATACTAAGAAGAAAAAATGAAAAAGAAAGTTAAAGCTCCAAAAGGTTATCACTTTATGAAAAGCGGTAAAACTTATAAACTTATGAAACACGAAGGTAAGTTTGTTCCACATAAAGGAGCTTCTTTAGACGCTGAGTTCGAAGTACAAAAAAAGCATAAATAATCTAGCCTTCGTCAAAGGCTATGAATGAAATTGTAACTATAATCAATGAGGTTGGCTTTCCTATAGCAGCTACGCTTGGGTTAGGTTTTTTCTTATGGAAGTTACTGAATAAAATAGTCAACGGTATGGAGCAAAAAGTAGATGTAGTTGACGACAAGATAAATGAGTCATTACAAGCCGTAGAGAAAAGACTAGACTCAAAACTAGATTCGCAAACACAAATACTAATTCAATTAATAGACAGAGTTAGATCCGTTGATAACGAGATTATTAGGCAAGACATACTTTTAAAAACTATTCTTGGTGTGCCAAACTTAATAGAAAAAGATAAAATAGCTAAAGCAAATCAAAAAGATAAGAGGAAAGACTAATGCCAGACCCTATTACAAACTCAGTTGTTGGTATCGCAGGTAGCGTACTAAATAAATTTGTCGCAGACAAAAACTTAAAAATGACGCTTGAGCATGAACTCAAGACACAACTACAAACAGCTAATCTTGCACAAATAGAAGTCAATAAGATTGAAGCTGCTAGTAAGAGTTGGTTCGTAGCGGGCTGGAGGCCGAGTGTTGGTTGGGTCTGTAGTTTAGCCATGTTATATCACTTTATTCTTGCACCTATGATTCAATTTGCTGTGGGTATAGCAGGTATTCAAGTTGCGTTACCTGAGTTTGACTTTACTCAGCTATCTACAATATTGATGGCTATGCTCGGAATGGCTGGTTTAAGGTCAGTAGAAAAAATACAAAAAGTAACAAAGGGTAATTAAAAATGAAACCAACAGTACAAAAAGTTGATCTTAAGTTAAAAAAAAATTAATAAAACAGCAACAAGATAGAAGAAATCAATAATGACTTGGGAAAATTTTAACTTAGATGAATTTGCTTGCCGACATTGCGGTAAAAATTTAATAAGTCATAACCTGGTAGATAGATTACAAAGTTTACGAACAGAGTTAGCTTTTCCGTTTGTCATAACTTCTGGTTACAGATGTCCAGAACATCCAAATGAAATAAATAAAAGCAAAGTTGGCACGCACGCAATGGGTCTAGCAGTAGATATTTTGTCTTACGGAGAACAAGCGTATAAAATTATTGCTACAGCGCCTAAACATGGATTTACAGGTATAGGCGTAAACCAAAAAGGTCAAGGAAGATTTATACATTTAGATATTGCAGATGAAACGCACGGTAAACAAAGACCAACTGTATGGAGTTACTAATGGAAGTTGACCCTATGTTTTTTTGGAACGTCTTGATTACTTTGATTTTTGCGCCGCTTCTATATAATATTAGAGCTAATACAGGTGAAATTAAAAGAATAGATATTCTTCTAAATAAAACTAGAGAAGAGATACCGACAAAATATGTTACAAAAAATGAAATGAAAGAAGATTTTGAAAGACTATTGGATCGCTTTGATCGCTTAGAAGAAAAATTAGATAAAATATTACAAGCATGAGCATAGGGCAAATAGCAGACGACATTTTAGGTATAGACCCTAGCGGAGAAGGGATATTTGGTAGTTTCAGAGATAATCCAGAGTTAGGAGCGTTAGCTTCTATTGGTTTATCTTTTGTGCCTGGTGTTGGACCAATATTAGCAAGCACAGTTCCACAAGCTATAACTTCAATGGCCGCGCCTAAAGCGCCAGCAGGAATGTTGTCAGGACCAGCTCCTTCTATGGGTGGCGGTTTACTAGGTGGCCCAATGGACACTTCTGCTTTTGATTATGCAAGAAGCATTGCAGGCGGAATACCTTTTAGTCAGATAGTACAACCTGGCATGTCATTCTCACCAACACAACCTATGGGACAACAACTAACACAACAAGTTTCATTACCTGCACCAAAACCAATGATTCCTATGAGGCCAACTCCAGAGATTACCCCAATACCAGCAACCCCTCCAGCTCCTTCAATGCCTTCTATACCAATAGAAGATATAGAAAGAATTAGAGCATTGTTAGGTCCTGGGGAAATTGCATAATTTATGTCAGAAAAACAAAGAGCAATCCTAGACGGATTGGAAGCGGAGAAAATATTAGAGAGTGAGGTTTTTAAGAAAGCTCTTGAATCTCTCAAATCAGAATATATTGCTTATTGGTTAAGCAATAGAGATATTGACGACGTTAAAACGAGAGAAGATTTACACAGATCTATATTGTTATTGCCAGAGATAGAAAGACATTTACGCATCATTGCTGAAAAAGGCAAGATTACAAAACATCAAGTAAATAAACTTAAATAACTTACACATTTGCACTTTTTGGTTTAAAATTGCTTAAAACCACAGGAGTTTTATATGGCAACAACGGAAAAACCGATTGCATTACAAACTGATTATCAAAAATCAGTTTCATCTTTTGAAAGTTTTCTATCTCCAGAAGAAGAGCAAATAGAACAAACAGAAGAAATTATAGAAGATGAGTTAATTGAAGAAGCAGATCAAGCTGATGAAGCTGATGAAGCTGCAGAGATTGATGAATTGGAGGAGGTAAATCAAGAAGATTTACCAGAAGAAGAGTTTGAAGAACAAAGCGAGGTTGAAGAGGTAGAGCAACCTCAGTTTTACACAGTCAAAGTAGATGGTGTAGAACAAGAGGTAACGCTTGAAGAACTGCAACGAGGCTATTCGAGACAACAAGACTATACGAGAAAAACTCAAGAACTGTCACAAGAGAGAAAAACTCTTGAGCAACAGCAAGCAGAGTTAGCTCAAAGGGATGCAGTTTATTCTCAACTGCTACCAAAAATGGAAGCTCAGATTATGGGCGATATAGAGAATGAGCCTGATTGGGCGAAACTGAGCGAAGAAGATCCAATCGCTTACGTTAGAGAAAAACAGGTATGGGATCAGAAAAAAGAAAAGCTCCAAGCAGTTCAAGCTGAACAACAAAGGCTTCAACAAGAAGCCGCAGTTAAACAGCAAGAACAAGTTCAACAAATGGTTGAATTTGGACAGCAAAAACTTTTAGAAATTGTACCTGAGTGGTCTGACGAAAAGATTGCTAACAAAGAGAAATCTGAAATTAGGAATTACGCGATAGAAACTTTAGGATTTAGTCCTCAAGAAATGGATCAAGTCTATGACTATAGAGCTTTACTTGGTTTGCGAAATGCTTGGCTTCAAAGCCAGACAGCATCCGCAGCTAAGAAAAAGCCTACACAAAAAGCCTCAGTTAGAGCAGGTAAACCAGGCGCATCAACTAGAAAAAAAACGGTAGCACCAGAGAAAAAATTACGTCAAAGGTTGGCCAAATCTGGAAAAACAACAGATGCGGCTAAAGTTTTTGAACAAATGCTAAACAAATAAGAGGTAAAAAATGGCACAAGTTACAAATGCTTTCGATACATATGAAGCTATTGGTAATAGAGAAGATTTAGCAGATATTATTTATAATATTTCTCCTACTCAAACACCTTTTCTTTCAGCTATCGGAAAAAGAAATATTTCAAACGTCCAATTTGATTGGCAGACAGAAGTTTTACCAACTCCATCTTCAACAGGTCAACTTGAAGGATTCGAGTTAAGTAAATCTACGTCTACTAATACAACTAGGGCAACCAACGTAGCGATGATCTCAAGCAGAGACGCTACAGTAACAGGATCTCAAGAGGCTACTGACACGGCTGGTAAAAACTCTGAGATGGCGCATCAACTAGCTATTATGGCTAAAGCTCTGAAAAGAGATATGGAAGAAGCGCTTACTCAGAACATTGCCAAAAATGCTGGTAATGTCTCTACTGCGAGACAAACTAGATCTTTGGAAACTTGGTACGCTACCAACGTAAACAAAGCTAGTGATGGCGCAAACGGATCTGACTCAGCAGCTAGAACTAACGGAACTAGAAGAGATTTAACCGAAGCTATGGTTAAAGATGTTCAACAACAATGTTTCGCTAGTGGTGCAGAGCCTTCTTTATTGATGGTTGGACCTTACAATAAATCAGTTATATCTGGTTTTACAGGCAGGTCTCAAGCTAGACAATTTGTCGACGCTAACACTATCGAGGCTTCTGTTTCTATCTACTCTGGAGACTTTGGTGAACTACAAGTAGTTCCTTCAAACAGAAGTAGAGAACAAGCTGTTCACTTGTTAGATCCAGAATACGCGGCTGTAGCATATCTTAGAGATTTTGAAACTATTGATATTGCAACAGTTGGTGATGCTGAAACTAAAATGATTTTAGTTGAGTATGGCCTAGAGATGAGAAACGAAGCTGCACACGGTATCGTGGCAGACGTCAAAGTATCTGATTCTGACGCTGGTTAATAACTAAAAGAGGGAGGGGTTATCCCCTCCCTTTTTTTACATGGCAATACGGACAATCATAGATCACACCACAGGCCTCAAAAACGAATTTGTTACTGAGGACAACAAACACATATATCACACCACACAAGACGTTAAACCTGTTATAGACGCAGTTAAAAACTATAGTGAATTGCAACCTGGCAAAGAATTTAGGCATGTAGCCGAGATACCTATGGTAATATATCAACAGATGTTACGAGAAGGATCTGCTAAAGATAAGAAGCATCTTAAAAAATGGTTAAATGATCCAGATAATAAAATGTTTAGAGTTTGGAAAGGCAAAATATGACGTACTCAGAATTAAAAACAAACATAGCAAGTTTTTTAAATAGATCAGATTTAACATCTGAAATAGATATTTTTATTGACCAAACCGAAGCTGAGTTAAATAGAAAGTTGCGCGTTAAAGAAATGATTAAAAGAGCTAACGCAACAGCAGAAAGTCAATATTTAACTTTACCAACTGATTGGTTAGAAATTATTAATGTTGAGATTACTTCAAATGATTTTAGACCTTTATTTCAACAATCATTAGAGTCATTAGATGTTTACAGAACAGCTAATAACAATGTTTCTGGACAGCCTATTTATTATGCGGTTATGGATGACGCTCTTGAATTAGCGCCAACTCCTGATACATCATACACTTTACAATTAACTTATTATGAAAAAATTACAGCTCTTAGTGATTCCAATACAAGTAATTTTATATCTAATAATCATCCTGACGTTTATTTATATGGCGCTTTAAAACATGCTTCTATCTTTTTGATGGAAGATGAAAGAGTTGCTTTGTTTACTACACAATTTGAAAGGGCGTTAGAAGAAATGCGTATAGCTCAGGAAAAAGCACAGTTCGGAAAAAATTCCTTAATTCAAAGAAGAAGGACTTACGGAAAACCGAAAAAAAACTTATACTACTTTTCAAATAATTAGGATTTTATTATGTCATTTTCAAACTATTTAGAATTAGAAGTTTTGGACCACGTTTTTGGTGGTTCAGCTTACTCGGCACCTGGAACTATTTACGCTGCTTTATTTACTGTAGCGCCATCTGATACAGGTGGTGGAACAGAAGTTTCTGGCGGATCTTACGCAAGACAATCTATGGCTTTTGGAACTGCCTCAAGTGGTTCTATAGCTAATAGCGGATCAGTTGAATATCCTACTGCAACAGGAGATTACGGAACAGTAGTTGCTATAGGTTTATTTGACGCTTCTAGTTCTGGCAATTTATTAGCATACGGAAACTTAACTGCTAATAAAACAGTATCAAGCGGAGACGTATTTAGATTTAACGCAAGTTCAGTAACTATATCACTAGACTAATACTATGGCCCAACAAGGTTATGGGTATGGTGGTTACGGTAAATCAAATTACGGTGATTTACAGTATGAACAAGGCGAAGCATCTATATCTGCATTAGCTTCTATAAGCGCTGTTGGCGCACAAATAGACGTTGGTGCAGCAAATATTTCGGCAGCAGCTTCGTTATCTTCATCTGGCACACAAATAGACTTAGGCGCAGCAAGTATTAGCGCAAGTTCTTCAACGTCCCAAGCAGGCATATTAATTCTTACAGGAGCAAGTTCCATATCAGGAACGGCTTCTCTTGCTGCTGCAGGGACGCAAATAGATCTCGGAGAAAGTGCAATATCAGTAAGCGCTTCATTGTCGCCAACAGGAACACAGATAGACGTAGGTGAAGCTAATATCAGCGTAGCTGCGTCTGTATCACCAGCAGGAACACAGATAACAACAGGCGCTTCATCTATTTCTGCAAGCGTAAGCGTAGGATCTGACTTAAATACTAGATTTAATGCTGAATCAGCTTTATCTAGTTTATCTTCCTTTTCTGTTAGTGGTCGTTTAAAATGGGAGGACGAAACAGAGACCGTTGGCGTTTGGACTGAATTAACGTCAACAGGAACATGGTCTGAACAGTCGAACCCAAGTACAACTTGGATTGAACAAATATCAAATAGGTAATTATGGCAGATACAGTAACAACCAATTTAAATCTTACTAAACCAGAGGTCGGCGCTTCAACTGATACCTGGGGAGGCAAGATAAACACCAACCTAGATACGGTTGACGCAATATTTAGTGCATCTGGAACAGCAGTTTCTATGGGAGCTGTAACTTTTGGTGGCGATATTATTATTCAAGGCACAACTCCAACTTTAACTATTGGAGACGGAGGCGAGGAAGATACTGCTTTAGTTTTTGATGGTAATGCAAAAGATTTTTATATTGCTTTAGATGATTCAGCAGATAAGCTAGTCATTGGGGAAGGCTCAACAGTTGGTACAAATTCTATTCTTACCATAACTGATGATACAGTTACATTGGGTGATGGTGCTGCTACAGATACATCATTAGTATTTGATGGCAATGCACAAGATTTTTACATAGGTTTAGATGATTCTGCTGATACGCTAGTTTTAGGAAATGGAAGTACAGTCGGAACTGAGGGTGCATTATTTATAAACAGTTCAGAACAAGTTGCTATTAAAACTCCTTTAACTGAAGGAAATATAGCTTCTTATGATGGTCTTTTTACTATCAAATCTACAGAAAGCGGAAATCATAATGTAGCTGCTTTTGTTTGGGAACATGGAAATGCAACAGCTAATATAGAACAAAGAATTGCATGGGCATTTGGAGATGATGCTACTGCTGACGCTTATGCAAGTGCTGGTTATATTGGCATGGGTAAAGAAGATGTTTGGCAAATAGATTCAACTAGAGATTCATATTTATCTTTTGCTGTTGCTGCTAATGGTTCAGCAACAGAAAGAATGAGATTAAGGTCAGATGGAAAATTATTAGTAACAGAAATAGCACATATCACATCAGGGTCTTTAGAAATTGGTAATGGTGACGAAAAACAAATCTTTGATGCTACAGAGCAAAGTATAGAGTTTCAAACTGCTGATACCGAAAGAGCAAGATTCGATAGTGCAGGAAATTTTTTAGTAGCAAGAACATCAACAGCTTTTAACAATGATGGGCTGGTTGTTGGTCAAAGTGGATACATGTATGTAGAAAGAACCGGTTCAGGTAACTCTGTCATGTATGTGCATAGGCGAAGTTCTGATGGTGATTTAATACAGTTTTATCAAGGTAATAATTTTGAAGGAAAAATTTCAGTTAGCGGTTCTACTGTTACTTATGGTGGTTTTACAGGAACACACGATTCATCTGGAACAGGAATTTCTTCAAGCACACAGGTAGGAACAATTTTATCAACCATTGATGAAGAACATAAACCAGACCACGCTAAAGTAAAAGTATCTGATACAGAGGGTGACACAAGGGTTTATGGTGTGTTGCAAGAATATAAAGCAGAAGAAACAAATGATACAGGTAACACATCTCCTGAACACGCTGTAGTAGCTTCTGTAGGTATCGGTTCTGTATTAGTAACAGGTGCTTGTAATGGTGGAGATTTATTAGAATCTAATGGTGATGGAACTGCTAAAGTTCAAGACGATGACATCATTAGAAGTAAAACAATAGGTAAGGTAACAGTAGGAAATTCAAATGCTGGTGTTAAATTAGTATCTTGTGTTTTATATTGTGGTTAATTTAAAAGAGGATAATTGAATGGCAATAAGTTACGAATGGGATGTATCAACTGTAAATACTTATCCAACACACAACAGTCAAAGCGATGTTGTTTACAATGTTCATTGGAGATTAAAAGCTACTGATGATGCTAATAACGATGCAAATGGTAATCCCCAAAGTGCAAGTGTTTATGGCAGTCAAGGATTAGATACTTCAGACTTATCAAGTTTCACAGCCTTTGCAGATTTAACTGCAAGCGATGTGCAAGGTTGGGTAGAAAGTGCTTTAGGTGATGATAAGGTTACTGAAATGAAAGCTGGTCTTGATGCTCAGATAGCTGAACTTATAACACCAACATCTGTCACTAAAACTATAGGAGAATAATATGCCTCTCGTACCTATAACGCCTCCTGCTGGGGTTGTAACTAACGGTACGGAGTACGCAAACAAAAACCGTTGGGTTGATTCAAATTTAATTAGATTTCAAAACGGTTACTTAACACCTATAAAAGGTTGGGAAAAACTAAACGCATCCGCGCTCACAGGCGCTATCATAGGTTTATTTACTTACAACGATAACGCAGGCGATTCTGTTATTGCTGTCGGCACAAGAGAAAAAGTTTACGTTATTTACAAAGGCACAACTACAGACATAACTCCAGGCAGTTTTACAACTGACGCCTCACAAGATCCATTAGGTTTTGGTGCGTATCACTATGGCGTAGAAGATTACGGAGATGCAAGAAGTCAATCTGGTTTATTTTTTGATACCAAACATTTTTCTTTTGATAATTGGGGAGAAGATTTAATTTTTTGTTTTGCTGGTGACGGTAAAGTTTACCGTTGGAGGCCAGACTCTTCTGGCGGTTCGCCAGATACTACGTCTGCCGTATTAAGCAATGCTCCTATCAATAATAAGTCAATCATAGTTACCAACGAAAGACACTTAGTTACGTTTGGATCAGGTGGCGATCCAAGAAAGATTGCTTGGAGTAACAGAGAAGATAACAATAATTGGACGGCAAAAGCTACCAATACAGCAGGTGATTTAATTGTTCCATCGCAAGGAGAGATAGAAGGTGCTGTTAAATATAAATCAGACGTTATTGTATTTACTGAAACAGGTATCAGCAGAATGTATTATTCTGGTAATCCTTTTGTTTATGGAATTATTCAAGCAGGAGAAAATTGTAAAACAGTCAGCATGAGAGCTGTGGTTTCTTCTGGTGAGTTTTTAGCCTGGTTAGGAGAAAACTCTATATTTGTTTATGACGGACAGCTAAGAGAAATACCTTGTCCGTTGCACGATTACATTTACGACAATCTTAAATACAACAACAGAAGAGTTTGTGTTGGTGGCCATAACTCTAATTACAATGAGATTTGGTGGTTCTTTCCAGATGAAAACGATAGTGAATATGCACCACAAAATTACGTTATATGGAACTACGTTGATAACGTTTGGTCCAAAGGCACAGGCATAAGAAGATCTGCTTGGTTTGATCAAGGTGTTTTAGATTACCCAATCGCAGGATCAGGAGACGGTTATTTATTCCAACACGAATCTACTACTTTATCTAACTCTGACGGTTTAGGCGCTACTGTGCCTTTCTGTAAAACTGCACCTATTGAAATAGGCAACGGCGATAGAGTGATGCAAGTCAATCAAATAATTCCTGACTCAGAAGCATCTACATTACCTGGAGTGACCATTTCTTTTACAGGTAGGTTTACGCCAAACGGATCAGAAAGTGATTTTGGTTCGTTTACTTTTGAGAACGATGGTTACACCGATGCTAGATTCAATGCTAGAACTATCTCAATGAAGGTAGAAGGCGACACAAACCAAGACTTTAAACTTGGTCAAGTAAGAGTCAACGCTAGACCTAGAGGCAGAAGGTAATGAACATTGCCGCTAAAGAACAATATATTCAAAGAGCTACTAACGTAAAATATTCTTTTGCAGCTACTACACAGCAAACTATTTACACAGCGCCAACAGGCGATGATTTTACTTTTGCTGTAATTGAAGGCATATTTGCTTGCGATCACGGTAATCAACAAACAAATTTAGATATATCAATAACCGATACAAGTTCTGTTGAGTTTTTCTTATTTAAAGAAAAAAACATAAGCGCACATGAAACAATAGAATTAGTTGTTAATTCTGGTTTAATTTTACAACAAGGCGAAATCATCAAAGCACAAGTTAAT